CGTCTGGCCGCCCAACTTTTCAACCCACTGGCTTTTGCCCATGGCATCGGCCGAGGTTTTGAACAGGTTGTACATGGTGCCGACATAGGCGCCCATGGTCTCGGCGTCGGATTTGGTGGCCTTGGCCAACAGGTTGCTGGTGTTGGTGAAGGTCGCCAGCTGATCGCCGGACAGCCCCTTGATCGCGCCCGAAATGCTGTAGGCCGAGGCCACAAAGTCGCGGGCGTTCTCCCCATAGTTCACGGAGAACTCCAGCGACTTTTGATTGAGGGCATTCAGCGCATCTTCGGCCACACCCAGCGAGCGAACTTCGCCCAGGGCGCGGTTCATTTCCAACGCCGGTTCCAGCGATTCGCTGATGCCTTTGGCAGCGCCGATCATCCCGCCCAAGCCAAGGCCCATCTGTTTGATGTTGCCCTCGCCTTGGGTGGCCAGGTCGGAAAAGCTGGTTTTCACCCTGCCCAGGGGCGCGCTGACCTTGTCGGTCAGACTGAGGATGAAAGCCAAGCGGGCGCTGCGGTCAGCCATGGATTGTTATCCGTTGAAGGCGTGGGAAATGCCGTTAGCGACGGCAAATTCCATGCGTTTCCAGTATTCGTCTTCCAACCACTTGGCCGTGCCCATGTTCTCGATCGTGGGTTCGGCACCGGGCAGCCAGCGGTGGGTCAGGGCCAGCAGCTGGCCCAGCCCGTCGTCGGTTAAGCCGTCAGCGTGGCTGAGGACTTTTTTACGATGATGTCGAGGTTCGGCGAGTACTCCTCGAGCAGCGCGCCGGCGATGGTCATGGTGGTCACCGGGTTTTCCAGCAGCGCCTTAAGGTCATCTTTGCCTTCCGGCTTGATGGTGCTCATCAGCAGGTTGTGCGCCGGCGCGACCTTGTTCGCCTGTGTGGTGGCGTTGAAATACTTGGTCACGTCCTGGGGCGTCAGGTGGAAGGTGAGTTCCAGGTCGCCAAGTTCCAGGGTGATGTCGCGTTTTACGTCGGTCATGCGTTTGCTCTCTTGTTGAGGTTGCGAAAATAGGTGTCGAGGTGGTTTTCCAGACGGGTTTCCAGCCGAGAGATAACCTTGTCGAATTGCTCGTTGCTCACGTAGTTCTGGGCCATGTAGAGGCGCAGTTCCAGGTGTTCACGGCGCGCCGCGCTGACCTGTTTGAACAGGTAAACCTGAAAGCCCAGCACGCCGGTCAGGGCGAGTTCGGTCAGCACCAGCAAGACGCTGACGGTCAGCGGGTTCAACTCCATGTCATGCGCTCCAGTTGCCACGGCCGCCGATGCGGACCGCGCTGTACATCAGCCAGGCCAGAGGCTTGTGCATGCCCTCTTCCTGCAGGGCCTGGTAAAACACCAGGTCGGCTTCAGCTTTGGTGAATTTGCGGGTCAGGTGGGTGTAGATGTAGTCGTGCACCACGGCCGGCCGGCGGGCCAGTTCATCGTCACGCGGCACCAGCCACCACACCGGACGCGGCACGCTGGCCAGATCCGTGCGATAGCCAGCTGGCACGGTCACCGGTCGACCGTCTGCAGTGACAAAGAACAGCGGCCGGACCAGATCCCACAACGGCGAACCGTTCACCGCCTTGACGATCAGGTCGCTTCTAAAGGGCATCGGCGGCGCACTCCACGCGGATTTTGTTGGGCGCCGCACTTTCGTCGATGACCTGACGGAGCGTGCCGCGCAGCTCGGCAGGCGCCAGGCAATACGCGCCAGCCACGGTGCCCACGTAGTCCGCGTAAGTGCTTTCGAAGTAATCGGTGACGCTGTTCAACTGGTTGCCCGCCAATGCAGCGAGTACGCCGATAATGGCCACCACTCGGGTACGGTGCATGTCAGTAGCTCCAGAGCGTTGGACGTGGACGACCGGCCTGGGCAGCGGCCATGTCCAGGTGGATGTAACGGCCGGTACCGCGTTGCTGAATGCCCACGCCGGTGAACGGCAGGGTCATGGCCAGACGCAGCAGCTCGACCGCGTCGGCGCCGGTGCAGGCGATGTCGATCGCCTTGCCTTCGGCATGCACGCCAGGCTTGGCCTTTTTGGCTTCCACCGGGTGTTTCGGGCAGCGATACGGGCTGTTGATGGTCAGCGGCTTGCCGAACAGGACGCGCAGCTTCTGTACCTGGTCCATGAACGCCGGATCCATCTCGGTCCCGTCACTGCTGCAGCGGCCACAGCGACAACGCAACTCGTCGTAGCTGAAATTCGGCCAAGGGCTTTTGCTCATCGATGAGGCCTCTTCTCGAAAATGGATTGGCATGGGGTGCAACGGGTGATCCCGCCCTGCGCCTGGCGTAGCGCGGGAATCTCGTGGTCGCAGTCCTCGCAATGGGTGCGGCTCGGCCCGATCTGCCGCTTACGCGCAAGCACGGCCGCGATGGCCTGCTCTCGCTGCCGAAGCTCCAGTGCCTGGGCACGGTCGAACGGGCAAACCATCAGGTCAGGCCCTCGATCTCTGCGGCGCTCAGGTATGGCACGCCGTTGATCTTGATGAAGTCCGGACTGGTGACGTCGAACGGGACCTTGTGCTTACTCTTCTCACCGCCTTTCGGGTCGATGCTCAACAGGCTGGAGATCCGCACCTTGCAGCCGAAGGCCTCGGCACGCAGTTCCTCATCGCCGGACTTGGCGAAAAACACGATGTCGAACGGCTTCAGCTGGCGAAAGCTGCCAGCAGATCTGGCTTGCTCGATCAGCAGGTTGAAGTTGGTGGTGTCCAGTTCCAGTTCGCCGGCGGCGGACACGTCACCATCGACATGGCCATTGGGCACGCCCTTGGTCTGGGCCACGGCGCTGTTGTCGGTGATGTCGATGGTGCAGCTCTCGACGTGAACGAGCAGATCGCCCAGGTTCACGTCAAAGTTCTTACCGCCAATCTTTGCAGACATGCGGGGTTACTCCTTTGCAGTGGTCGAAAGGTCGAGCGCGATGTTCGCGGTCAGGACTTTCGGGCAGTTGAGGGGGCGGACGCTGATGTAAACCTCGACCTCGGTTTTGCTCTTCCAGGACAAGACAATGGCGTTGTCTGCCGGAGGTTCGATTTCGCCCGGGAAGGTTTGGCCGGCGAAGGTGGTGGTCTTGGCCATCGCACGCAGCGGCGTCATGAAAAACGTCTTGTTGGTCGCCATGCTGTTAGGGCTGTTGTTCAGGCGGCGATCAGCCACACGGCGAATCAGCAGCGGTCGGACCTGACGCGCTGCCTTGTCGACAATGCGCAGGTACTCGATCACCTGGTAGTCGCTACCTGGTGCGTCCAGCAGGTTGCCGTCGCCCCAGTACACGCCCGGATAGTCCGTATAGGTCTGGCTGACCGAAAAGCGCGACTTGTCCAGTTCAATGCGAACCGATCTGTCCAGGGGAACACCGTCTTTGTCCTGCGGAACTGGGCCCAGGCCCAGCAACGCACCGGTGGCCACGCGCATTGGGCTGTCGGCAATGCTCACGGCAGAGTTCGCCAGTCGACCGGCCAATACGCCCAGATCGTTGCCATGCAGCTGCGGCACGCACATGACACGCGGCGCTGCCAGGTCGTCAGTGATCGCCTTCTGCTCGGCCAGGTATTCCGACCAGGTCATGGTCTCGGAGATGCCTTCGGATGCGGCCATGACAAAGGCGCGACGGCCCAGGCTGTTATTCAAGCCAATGGCAGCGTCATGCATCGCTGACAGCTCGGCACCGCTGGCCACCGCCGTACAGATCACGATCGCTTCAAACGAGTAATTCAGCTGCAGCGCCTTGGTCAGGGCGGTTTCCCAGGTGCTTTCAGCAGCCAGCGGGACCGCCAAGCACGCCCAGTTCTCGCCCCCGTTCAGGCGGGCGGCAGTGATCTGGGTTTTCAGATCGCTGGCCGGAATGCCCAGCATCACGTCCAGGTCGCTGTCGGTGTTGAGTGCAATCACCTGGCCCGGGCTTTTCGCGCCGGAGCCGATGAACAGGAAGTATTTTTCGACCTCGGTCACAGCGCCCTGGCTGAGATTGAGATTGTTGACGCTGACTTTACCGAGTGCCATGCAGTGCCTCGTTAACGGGGTGAATTAAGGATTTGTTGCAGCACCAGGTTCACCAGCGAACTGGTTTCTGACTCGGTGCCAGGGCCGAGGAACTGGCGCTTGGGAAGTTTGATTTCCCAGCTTTGCGCACCAGAGGATTCGGCTTGTTCGTCGTCCAGGATGCGGATCAGCAGACCGGCCTTGGCGTAGTTCACATGCTCTTTAATCCACGCCACGGACGGCCGTGTGAGCGTCTTCTTTCCAGCCTGACGGACCTTGAAACCGAGGCGGCGCAAGCGCTTGGCCTGCTTTTCGGTTGCGGCCAGGCCTTCGGGCACTTTGTTCCACTGGCGCATCTGCGCGGCAGTACGCCGTTCGGATACGCCGTTGTGTTGCTGCGATGCCACCCACCGGGTCAGCGCGTTGCGCCAGCCCAGTTCGGCTTCGTCAGCGTTGACGCGGGTGACCTCAAGCAGCTTGCCCAGGCCGGCCTCCATCTTCTTTTTGCCCTTGCCCGATCCCTTGCGGCCCTCGAACGGCGAGCCGTCCAGGTTCTGCTGGTTGCGGATCCGCTGGCGGCTCAGGCTGCGCACGCGCTTGCTGACGTTGTTCAGCAGCCGGC